AAATTCAGAACCTGAATATATTAACGCCCTACTGGCTGCATAGCCAGCAAAATCAGGTCTTGGATCACGTATAGCTTGAGGATCATGCACAGGAAACATACCTTGTCTATTCTGTGGGTGGTCAGGACCCCAACATTCTATACATGCTTTTAAATTAGTATTATTACCTCTTACTATTAAATCACGTAATTCTTTTAGTTTGTACCTAAATCCACATATATCACATTCGGCTAATGCTTTGTTATTAGTTGCAAACCTATTTGACATAACTAAATCCTATTAACACGAGGAACAAAATGTTCCGACGTTTTCTCTCTATCTTCTCCAGCAGCTAGATTATACTGCTCATCATATGCTGCCTTCAACATAGTTATCCTATCTGCTAGTTCAGGAACTTTCATAGATATATGATATGCTAGTCCTGCCACTAAACAGGGCAAAAATCTAAAAGACATATCTGCAGTTTCTACACCACTACCTGCATCTTCTATTCTTCTCATTCTGTAATACACGAACGTGTAACTGGTATCAGGTACAGGCCAGAGGTTTATTCTAGGGGCTGCAGCTAAACGTTCAACCCATACCTGAATTGGTCTACCCCTTGTTAGCTTGTTAGGTATTGATGCGTATGTACTCACACCTATACGGCTTATGGTAAGATCGGACTGTGTAGTGGTATTACCTGCATTTGTACGTATAACATGATCGAGAAGATCTATAGTATCTGCAGGAAGGGTATACTGAGACGTACCAGCTGACACAGCTTGTGTGCCTTCTTCTATAGTCCACATGTTAATACCACGATTCTGCCACTCAATAGTCATTAGATTCATGGACCTGCGAGCAGTTCTTAAATCATAACCTGAACGCATTTCTCTACCTGCACGTTCCCAAGCTTCTTCAGCTATCTCCGTGAAGTCCATATCAAATGCGGTTGTGCCTGATGTAGCCATTATTTATCTCTTTCCCATTTACGCGAAGCTTCTATAACTTTTCGTCTTTCGTGCAATCTTCTTTGGCTGTTTAGCCACTTGTTTTCCTCGTTTAGTTGCTTTTCGCTTTTTAGCCGTAGTGGCGGCATATTCTTTACTAGATAGAGCTTTAATTGCTTTTTCAGGTAGATAACGCTCGCCTGTTGCTTTTGGCCCTTGTGTACTAGGTTTACCACTTTTGGTTCGCCATTTTTGTTTACCCCATGCCTTTAAGCTCCTTTGCGACTTCTTTAACGCCATTAGCCCTTATAACCTCCACCAGCTTTCTTGTACGCTTTAGCCATCATTTGAGCTTTACGTGCAGACCACTGACCAGGAGCTCCACCTTTACCACCAGCTTTTATTCTATTAAATATTCTTTTACGTAGTGATGGTTTAGTGTAGTTGCCAGCTTCGTTGACTCTACTCTTACTCTTCTTTTTTACAGAGCCACCTTTTTTGTAACAAGTAGCTCTGGTGTGATAAGATCGCATTACAATCTCCTAGATGTATCTAGTTGGACGTACGCCTTGCTTGACGATACCACCACCTCTATACTTTATTTTAGTCATGCCACCACCCATCATCTTCTTTTTAGGTTTAAGCATACCACCACCCATCATCTTCTTAGGGTTGTTACGTCTAGCTTCGAAGGCTTTGTCACTCATTTCTGGGCCCTTTTTATCCCTACGAGTCTTACCTTGCATCATGTTCATGTAATCTCTTAAAGATAAACCAGACTTATCTAATTGCTCCTGAGTAACAATAGGACCTTTTTTAGCTTTCTTTTTAACTGAATCAGGTTTTGGTTTAGGCATGTTTGTCATAGCAGGTTTCTTAGCGTCGCTTGCTATCTTACTCATCTTGAGCGTATTCTTCGCAGGAATAGTTTTAGGATCTCTATTACCACCCTTCATGTCTTTGTTACCCACTGCCTTCTTTGGTTTTTTTGCAAAGTCGGTTACACCTAACACACTTTTTGTATTTGTTTTGTTAGTGCCTACTTCGCTCATTAGTTTAGCTTTCTTTTTCTCTGCGGCTAAACGTGCAGGAGATTTATTTGCTCCACCACCTTTTTTATTTTTCTTTTTATCTGGCTGTTTTAAATCTTTCGCCATTCTTTTCTTATATTCGTCTATTGAACCGCCCATCATTTCCATTTTATTCTCCTAACATTTCCACCGTCTACGTGCTTGACGCAAACGACTATTTGGGTTTTTTGCAGCTTTTGGAAACTGCTTCATTTGTCCTGCACTACGTGCACAGTAAGACTTACGTCTCTTCGCAGCTTTGCTACCAGCTTTAACTTTGCCAGTAACAGCGGTTTTTAATTTAGATCCAGGGTTGTCTCTACGATACTTGGCGACGCCTTTTTTGGTCATACCAGCACCAGACTTAGTAGGACGCTTGTGTCCTCCGCTGATGCTATGACCTTTCATTGTGCCTCTTGTAGCCATGATTACCTCTACGCGTAGAAGATCGTAATGTTATCTGCCGTATCTAAAGTATACTTTACACAAGCACCACTTTCAAACAAAACGCCTTCAGAAGGTATAGTTCTATCTACGGTTGTGTTTGCTGTTCCAATAGTTCTCGATTTAAACAACGTAGTGCCACTTTCAGGTGTACCGTTTATAAACTCGACATCACCTGCTGTACCACCTGATACCACAGACATCCCTTTTAATCTTACTCTGTTAGAACTTTCTACTGCTTGAGCACAGAGAGTTCCTGAACCGACTTTGATATTAGCTGCAAACTGTGCAGAGCTAGTAACCGACGTGACTGTTAAGAATAAACTTGTACCTGCTACAGCTTCAGCTGACCCAGTAGATGTTATAACTTCTGTTAAAGCATTACCGAAAACATCTGTACCAACAATAGTATTTGTCTTCTCGTTGTCGCCTGTACCAGTAGTTGTAACAATAACATTTCTTGCTGCACCTCCAGCAAACGTAGTGTTTGCCATTGTAGCAGAAGTGTTAGGTCTGGCTGCAGTAACTAGTCTGTCATCATCGGACGCGTTCTCATCACTGATAGTCAGAGCTCGTACATCTGATAAACCTGCCATAATTTAGCCTCCACAAATTAACCGTTAGCGTAATCAAAAGCTGCACCATGAATCTTGATAACAAGTTTACCTGCTGTATAAGCAGCGTCAGTTGCATCACCACAAGTTAGATACAGATACTTTTTACTTAAAGCAGCTAAAGTTGAACCGCCATCTGCTTCTGCGTAAAAGCCAAGTGTCAAGTCACCGTTATTAAGTAGAACAGTACCACTTGTTGTACCAGCATTTTCTGCAGTAGTTCCTGTTGCGGAACAAACTAAGTTTATGTCTGGGTCTCCACCTGTTGGGACTTCTAAACAAGCAAACTCTATTAAGTATGGAATACCATTTACTGCTGATGTTAGTTCTGCAATATAAGCATTTGCTGCGCCACCATCTGTTCCTATAACATCATTAGCGGCACCACCTGATGCTAATCCACCATGTAAATCAACAAGAATTGTTGTTGTGATATCGCCACCGATCTTAGTAACAAATGTATTTATTGCTGCATCAGCAATACCAGATCCATGTGCGTTTGGAGTTATATTAAATATAGTAGCTGCAGTTCCTAAACTAGCGTTGTTTGCGCCAACTGTTGTTCCTGCTGCAACAATGTTATCTCTACCAGAAGTTGCGACTTTTTGAACTTCTAATACACCACCACTTGAAGCGACTATTTGCTCTGTTAGTACACCAGTGGTTGCATTTTTTGATATTGTTTTGAGTCCGTTTTCGGATCGGACGGGACCGTTAAAGGTTGTATTTGCCATTTAAATCTCCTTGTCGTGGCATGTTGAGTATAATTACTCATCAAGGTCTAATTTATTATACATAAAAAGAGGGGGGTGGCAAGCACCCCCATCAAATAAAAGTTTTATGCTCCTGGGGAACCAAAGATTCCTAAAGGATCGGAGACACCGAATGAGTATCTCTCTCTAGCCTTATAACGACTATTACCTGTATCAAAGTCAGCATCCATAGATGTTGCCATTGGGCTACGTGTAAAGTGCTTCAAGCTATTTGGTACGTCAGTCATTAGGAAGAAAGCATCTGTATCAGTCAAGTAATGATTGATAGTGTAGCCTTCTGGGACAGAACCATTATTCTTTAGTGCGTTTAGGTCGTTGTCCGCTGTTCCTACTCTGCCTTCAGTCTCTAGCAATCTTGTTGCCACAAACTGTAGATTCGGTGGGATCACTAACTTTCTAGGTTTTGCTGCGATGAGAAGTCCTCTCTCATCTGTCCATGCTGCGATCTGAATAACAGCGGCTTCTAAAGAAGTTTCGTTAAGATCGGCTGGAGTTGCAAACTCGTTAGAGTTAGTTCCACCACTCACTAATGGGTGTGCAGTAGAACAAAGCTCCACTCCATCTCCATAAGTAGTACCTGAGTCAAAAGCATTATTTAGGATAGTTGCTGCTTTTACCTGCTTAGTGTACGCCATTGCACGAGCTAGTGCTTTAGTATAACGTGCTGACAAAGAGTCATACAAGTTATCTTCGATAGCCTCTTCTGTTATTGAAAAGCCCATCGCCACTGTTTCGTGTGTGTAGCGAGCAGTAAATGCTTCCTGTGCTGTGTCATACTCGATGGCAGAACCTTCGTCTTTGACTGGTGCAGCAGAGAAGCCTGATAGTTTAGTTTCTTCTTCAAAAGAACGGTCAGAACTCTCTGATTCAAAGATCTCTGCGTGTTCTTCCCCATACTTTGCATATTCTAAACCGAATAATGCGTTAAGACCAGGAAGTAGCTCTTTAAGAAGTTGCGCTCTTGAAATTGCCATTGTCTATTCCTCCTACAGTCCAACAGGGTTACGATAAGCGTGTCCACCAATGAACACATTACTGCCATTGTCAGTATGTGTGCTGTAGATAACAAGCACTTCTTGGAAAGCATCTGCTCCCGTTGCTGTGCTGTCAACCACATCAATAATCTGAAATGGTAGTGTCGAAGTCGTGGCGACTGAACCACTGTTAATAGCTAACTTACCTCTTCCATTAGTAGTATTAAGTGTATTACTAAGGATTGAAGCTTTGTTACCAATAACAGTTCTAGCTACTGTAGCCATTGTTGTTCCTGAAGAGCAGACAGCTGCTTTTAAGATAACATCAGGATCGTCAACAACAAATGCACTAATATCACTAGCAACAATACTGCCAGGATATTGGTTTCTAAATGTTAATTGACTTGTATTTGGGTCTGTATAACTACAACCCATAAAAACGCCTAGTGTCCCAGTAGCTGGGAAAGCGGTTGTACTTCCGTCTCTCTCAATAGTTCCGTCGTTTACACGCTTTATTAAATCGCCTTTTCCAATAGCTGTACCGTAGTTACTAGCTATCTTCATTTGTCGAGTAGCACCTGTGTAAGGACGACCACCAATTAGACCAACGGGTACTAGCCCATAAGGGGCATCAATAGTTGGATAAGCCATAGCTTAGATCTCCTAATTAAAAAGTTAATTACCTTTTCCAAAAGTGACCTTCGTCTTCCTATCATTAAAGAGAGGCATACGAGGATCGTTTTCTCGCATGAGATTGTTGTCTACTGACCTCATCTGATTATCGGTCTGCGATTTAAAATATGCAGTCCTTTCATTTTTGAGTTCAATCGGAGCCTTGCACAGCATTAATCCTCCTATTACAATGTTATCTTTGAACTTATCGTTCTCGATAGTTACCAAAGTAATTTCTGGATGATCCGTTGCTTTTACAGCCTCCCAACCCTCACGTAACTTTGAAGAAACATTAGTGGCATCGACTTGACCTTGTGTAGTTGTTCGTATCCAACGATACGTATACCCTGGATCTTCTTTTGGAGTTGGCAATGTTTCGGGCCTTCTCCAAGCTTGTTTCCGAGTGGTAGTTTCACGTACAGTCTGTTCACGATTGATTCTATTCTCAGCCATTATTTTTTCCTCATTTCTTCTGCAACCTTCTTGGCGTATAATTCAAGTGGGACTCCAAGTCGATTAGCAAGAGTTACTTGTGTTTGCGTTAGTCTTACCTTTTTAGGTGCTGTGCTCCGCGTCGCGGGTGCAACCACATTATTTAGCTTCGGCTTTTCAGTCTCTGTCTCTACTTCTGTTTCATTGTCCTCAAAGTTTTCTGGGAACAATTTGCGCATGCGAGAGTTAATAGTCTCGTAGTATTCATCGGCATTTATTTGAGGGTATGCCTCCCCGTGTGTTTTAACGAGTTTATTATGCAACCCAAGAACATAACTTGTCATCTCGTCGTCAGTTCCGAACCACGTATTAGCTTTCGCCCATTCGGTAGCTCGTGCATCGACCACTGGCGCAGGGGTTGTAGTGGTCTCTCCTTTTGTTTCTACAGTAGTTTCATCATCCTGTAAAGTAGGAAGTTTAAAATTATTTAACCTATCTGATTTAATCTTAGCAGCTGTTATACTTTCTTGTGCTTCTACAACAGCATCTGCTTCCCCAGCTTCATAGGCTACTTTATATGCTGCTTTGGCTTTTTCAAGCTCAATATCTGCAGATTTTTTAGCCTGATCTAGCATAGCTGTTTGATTTTTAACAGTAGTGTTTTTTAATTGTTTATTTTCTTCAACAAGTTGTTTTGTTAACTTTTCAAGTTCTTGCGCTTCACGTATTGCCTTTTCTTTTTCACGCCTTTCGTCGTGGTAGCCTTTACTGAAATGCTTGATTCTGTTTTTGACCTTGTCAGAATATTCTTCAAGTTCTGACTCAGTGACTTCAGCTGGAGGCTCAGACGCTTTACGGCCTCTGTCAGCTTTTGGCGTATCATCAACAACTTCAATGTCAACTTCACTCGCGTCGTTAGCTGTTGTATTTTTAGCCTTATCTTCAGTCTTTGTATATTCATCTTTTGTTGCCTTTCCAGATATATCTATCTCTACTGCACTAGAAGATTCTACTTCTATCTTTTTATCTTCCTCTTCATCAGGAAATTTATATTCTACTTTTTCAAATGCCATTTTATACTCCCTACATAGCTCTTTTAATGCCAGCTGGATCAGCTATAACAGCTTCTATAGAATCGTCATTCATTAGACGATATTCTAATCCATTGACCATGAATCTTGTACCTGTGTTAGCACGGAACATAACATAGTCCCCCTGCTTACACCAAGCCCCTGTCGGAAATCTTTCTTTGTCCGCATAGGCTTGTTCACCCATATCCATAACTAGCCCCATTATAGACATTATGTGATCGAGTCTTTTAGCCGTATCTGTTTTTAGTATGTTACTGCCTTCATACGTATCTTGTTGTTGAGGCAGGGCTACTAAAACACGATATCCTACAGGTTTAGGGAGTTGTGCATCTATTTCTTTATCAGTTAGCACTGGCTGATCTATTGCTGGTTCAGTCATTATCTTCTTCCATTTGGTTGCGCGAGAGGTCTTCTATTAATTGCCTACTGACTTCGAGACCCCGTATCAAGCCAGTAACCTCCTTATACTGGGCAAAGTCTTTAGGACCCCCCGATGTAAGGAATTGTGTTGAAGATAACTTCTGTTCTTCTATTTGTTGTATGAGCACGTCAAAGACGGTTTTAGCCATAATGATCCTTTATTTCATGGTTTTAAGTATTTCTAAATTGCGTTTATCTGTTTTATCTTGTTTATCTGTTGCTAACTTAACATTTTCTTTTTGAGCATCTATCATTATCTCAGCCTTATTAATTTTAAGTTGTTCTTTATCTTTTGCTGCTTTTAACTGAAGCTCTGCTTTTTTAACAGCTAGGTCATCAGCATCTTTTTTAGTTTTACGTTGAATTTCTTGTCCTTTTAACTGAAGCTCTGCCTGTTGCATTTGTACTACAGGATCTTGAGCTGCCTGCTGCGCCTGCTGTTGAGCGGCTTTTTGCTCATTTGCCTGCGTTAATTGTTTACCTGCTTCAGCTACTACAGACGCCAACTCTACCTCTACTTCTGGGGATAGTTCTGCATTCGGTGCAGGTAGTGCCACACCTAGACGCTCTTCTATTTGTTTTCTGTAACTAAACCCTAGATGCTCTGCTATGTGAGCTTGTAATGATGCCATTATTGACTGTGCTTGCGGGTTCTGCCCTATCATTTGAGCTATTGCTGGATCTTTCATAAATGACATATGCGTTGCTATGTGAGCATCATGATCTTGATAAATAAATGCTTTCATAGGTTTACCAACTAAGGCGTTCATGTTTTCGCTTATTGGATCTGCAGGTTTCATATCTTCTTTTATAGGAACAAGTTTGTCTGCGTTTTTAACTCCTAATACCTCTATCATTTGTCTGTGTAGTTGTGGCAAATCATATATCTGTGGTGCCGACTGTGACATTTGTAATACAGCTTGATACTGCACAACTCTTTGCGCCATAGTTGAGCTGTTAGGATCACTGACAGGTATAACTTCTACCAATCCATAATCAGCTTGTCTAGCACCAACCTCGCCTCTTTGTGGTTGATACGAATACTCGGCTGGCGCGTATTCTGCTAGGAGAGTTTTGAGAAGTTTAAACTCTTGTTTCATAGCATAATGAACGCGAGCTTGTACTGCAGCCATAGGCTTTAGAGTCCGCTCAAGGAGTGCCAGCGTCGTGCCAACTGGAGCATTAGCTGACATATCTGATATGTTCATATCGCTAATTGCCCCAAGCCTTCGGCCTTCTGTAGTAATCTGATTAAGTAAAGCTAGTAATGTCTGACTTGGCTCTTTGTATGGAAGGGGCATGATGTTGTCACGTATGCTGCCTGATGGCACATCAACATCTTTAAACTCTCCAGGTTCTATGGGTGTGTCATCACCCTTAATACGCAAACCACGAGATTTAAGACCTCCAGGGAGATTGGATAATGTACCTGCATCTACGAGCTGACGTATTAAGGATGTACCCGCACGGGCGTATCCACCTATAATGTGGATAAGACCTAATCCGTAAAACCCAAAACCTGGGACATATACATAATGTACAAAATGCTGCCTCTTTAATTTGAGCTCATCATCAGGGCTCCAGTTTCTACGAATAGATAATACTTCGTTAGAGCCTCGCTCTATAGTAACAACGTACGGCTTGGCAATCTCTTCATCGGAGTCATCTATACCTTCAATAACAAGATCAGCATGAACCTCGTATATACTGTATCTGTCATCATTAGTAAGAGAATATCCGCCTTCTTCTGCTTTTCTTTCTTCTATATCTGTGTGATATGCTTGTGGCTCTCCTAAATCTAATTCTTTATAAAAGCCGTTTGCCTGTAATTTCTTTAATTCGTTCTTTGTCTTTCTCATCACGTGAGTAACACGTTCTGCTGTCTCTACGTGCGAAGCCCCATAAGGTACTATCACGTCCTCGGCAGGTATATACAGGGCAACTTGTCGTCCTATGTTTGGATCATAATAAACTTTTTTAAAGGCAGAACCTGCTAAACCCAAACTATAAAGGAGGCGTTCATGTTCGGGACGATATTCAACCATGTTCTCAGTGAGCTCATAATTCATATCAGATTTGACACGGGACGCTGCTTCATCTTTTTCTTTAGTTTCCTCGCCAAGCAACTTTGTCTTAACAGGTCCTGCGGCGGGAAAGGTTTCACTCATAGTCTCGGCTTGGAATCTTATAGCTGCTTCTGCTAGCACTGTAGAATATACACCACATGCGCCTTCCCAAGGCTCTGTACGCTCTTCGTACTTAAATCCCAAAACATCTAAACCTTTGACATATGAATCTGCCCAGTCTTTACGGCTGCTAAGATCAGCATCCACCATGTCAACAATATCGTCAGCTAACTTAGATAACTCTTCATCTTCCATCTCTTCTGCAATATTTGCATTAAAACCACCCTTCTTAGTATCACCTCCAGGAATTATAGTGACTTCTACGCTACCATCATCCAGTGTGACCATATCAGGATTTACAATTTCAATCTCTAAAGCTTCTGCTGATTCAGCTTCTTCTTCTATTCCTATTGGAGCAGGACTCAAACCTTTTTCTATTGCCATTAGTAGTATCCACTTCCTCTGCGTTTAAAGTATTGAACTTCTTCTGGTTCATCACTTGGTAGTCTTATAAACCCACCTTGCCTGAATCGCATTAATGCCATGACAGTTGAATCAACTAAGTCATCATGACTCATAAATGGAAATCCTGCAATCTCTTCTACAACTTCTTCTGCCCACCTAGTTTCTGGTACCCAACATAATCCTGATGCTACAATATCTGATACAGAATTTAATCTTGCCAATTTATCACCTGACCCCCTGTGTGGCGTATATTCCTGTACGGGTAACCCCATTCGTCGCATCTCTTGATAAAGCGCAGTACCTGAACTTTTCTTCTCCACTATAAACGCGTCTGGTTCCCATTCTGCATATTCTTCCATAGCCAATTCTTTTAGCTCTGGAAACTCCATACGCCTTTTTATACTATTTAGCAATATAATATTATATGCGTCAAGGTCTTCGTTAAGAAAAACTCCCCATGTAGTTAATGCCGTATAGTCAGCCCTGTTGTGTTTTTCTGCTGCGGCGTCCAGTGACATTATAACATATTCACATGACGGGGGCTGTTCCTGTGTCCACATTTGCCACCATTCTCTCTTCACAAGGGCAGCTTCTTCAGCGGTTGGTTCCTGCTGATACTGTGCGTTCCATTGAAACACAGGCATAGATGCTTTGGTACGCAATAACGCGTCTAAATCAAAAAACTCAGGCCACAGAGGTTTTTGTTCTGATTTCTTAGTTTTCTTATTAATAATATCTAATATAGCAGGAAACTCTACAACTTCATACTGGTCGGCTTTCTCATTCTGGCCCATGTCTCGTACAACACGACCTGTCAAATCATCCATATGCCAACGTGTTTGTATGATAGCTACACGACCCCCCGGCATTAATCGGGTTCGTGCACCGTATGTAAACCACTCGTAGGCTTTTTCAAAGACTCCGAAGTTCCCGTTAATAACGTCTTGTTCGGAGTGGGGATCATCAACAAGAAGCAAATCAGCACCACGACCAGCAATAGATGAGCCAATACCACACGCATAATATTCTCCTCCCGAATTTGTATTCCATCTTCCCGCTGACTTAGAGTCTGCTGCAAGTTGCACAGTGGGGAATATGGCTTGATATTCATCTGTGGAAATTAGATTACGTACTTTTCGACCAAAGTCTACTGCTAAATCTGTGGTATGTGACACCATCATTACTTTTTTGTTAGGGTTTCTGCCTAAAAACCAAGCTGGAAAAAATATTGACACTAACTGGGACTTACCATGTCTAGGGGGTATGTTCACACATATCCTGTCTTTCTTACCCTGCTCAATATCCATAAGCATGTTTGCTAACATTCTATGATGCTTACCTACAATATAATCTGGCTGCATATGTTTACAAAATGCTATAAGATCGTCGTATATTGTCTTGATTTTCTTACGTTTTCCTAATTCATCAACTAATTTATCTATTTCCTGCACCTCTTCGGGCGTATATTGGTCTAAATTAGCCAACATTGTGCTGATTTCGGTTTCAGAAAAGTCAATAATAGCTTCACTCATCTTTAGTTTTCCAAAAATACTCGTCAGTATCCCCTAATCGGGTCATATTTCCGTTTTCTACCTGATATTCTACGGTACTAACTTTAAAATCAGGGTCTAGTGGCTGCTGTGGAGTCAATGAATTATCAAAAACCCTCATTCTGTTGTTCGGATACAGGCAAAACTGCCCATTTTCTAGTTTCAACAGGTTATTAGACTTATGTTCTTCAGGAGTTTCGCTTGTGCTATAGTCAATTCCGTTAGCATCTGCATGATAGTTATCTATTGTGCATATATAAGAACCAGTTAGTGTGCCATTATCTCTACTCAATATCTGAAAATCCATTGATCCAATAAACTGCTTAGTAATAGACACAACACCATAATCCATACAGTTCCAAAACTGTAGATTTGGCAAACTAAGATCAGGATCAGGTGTTTTAGGTCTGGATAAAAATGCACTTATAGGCAATTTATCAAACAATGCTCCGTATTGCGGTAGGTATGTCTCAAAATAAAACGCTCTACCAGGGATAGACTTACACGAAACCCATACACCCTCTACAAACTCTCCATGTCCATCTTTTAAATCTCTTAAATACTCTCTTCTAACCCATACTTTTTCTGCTGGCATATTACAAATCAATTCACTCATCCTTTAGACCCAACTCCTTATCAATATCAAATGATTCCCCGTCAATTATAACGGGATCTTTATCTCTGTCATCTTCTACTTTTACTAACTTATTTAATTTTGCACGCAACTTCTCACGTAAATCATCGGTAGACTGGTGTGTTACTGTGACTTCGGACTTCTCTGCAAACAAGCTAACATCAGACATCTTACCTAGAAGCTCCAAAGCACGTATACGAACTTTAGGGTCTGGGTTTTCAGTCTCTATTAATAACTTGTTGGTGACGAGGTGTCTTATATGAGTGGCACTCTCCACAACAGACTGCCCAAACTCCTTTAAAATATTATTTGTTAACACAAGACTCGCAGGTGTAAGTGCCGCTGCTTTCTTTGTAGTAACTTTTTTAGAGGTGGCTTCAGGGTCGTCTGCATAGGCAACGGTTAATTTTGCTGCGACATCTTTATCTTCTTTAGTAGGTTTTAAGTTTAGACCATGTTTCTCCAGCTCTTTTGCAGACTTAGCTGCATACTCCGTGCGTGTCTTTAAATCCACGGGTGGTAAGTTGGGAGAAAACTCAATACCTAACTCAGGTTCTACAGTTATAGTCATATGTTCTCGTTGCAGGTTGTTAACCGATATTTCATATATACACAAAAAAAATTTTTCTGCAAGTAGTTTGGGACTCCAAAG